TAAATGTCCTAATTCCTGGTTCAGGTATTTTATTTAAAGAAGGTGTTTATGTAGACTTAACGGACACACCTGGTGTTACTATAACCTTTACATAGGATAACTAATGGCCAATGTTACTTCAGGCACTACAACATTTGATAAGACATTCTCTGTCGATGAGATAATTGAAGAATCTTATAATCGAATAGGTCAGTTCGATATGAGCGGTTATAATTTAAAAACTGCTAGACGTTCTTTAAATATTTTATTTTCTGAATGGGGAAACAGAGGTCTTCATTTTTGGGAAGTAGCAAATACTAATATTAATTTAGTTAATGGCCAAAACGAATATTCAATTTATCGTTCAACAGCTGATGGTAATTCTAACGGAATAACCTCTACTCTAACTGCAGCGATTACTTCAACAACAGCCACAACTGGAATTACTTTAGCCTCGATCACTGATATGCCTACCGAGGGTACTATTAATGTAGGAAGTGAGAACATCTCTTACACAGGATTTAGTACTTTAGAACTGACAGGAGTGACACGTGGAGTTAACGGGACTACTGCAGCAACGCATTTAAATGCAGCAGCTGTTACTAATTTTGTCAACCAGGCTTCGGATATTTTAGAATGTTCTTATAGAAACAGTTCTAATGTAGACTCCCCTTTAGAGAAAATCAATAGATCTCAATACCAAGCTCTTTCTAACAAAACAGCAACAGGACAACCTTCGCAATATTTTGTTCAAAGATTTATAGATAGAGTCTTAATTCAATTATATTTGACACCTGGATCTACTCAAAACGGAGATACTATAAATTTTTATTACGAAAAAAGAATTCAAGATGCGGGAGACTACACTAATGCAACAAATGTTCCTTTTAGATTTGTCCCTTGCATGGTTGCAGGCCTAGCCTATTACTTAGCAATGAAATACGCACCACCAAGAATACAAGAATTAAAATTAATTTATGAAGATGAATTGGCGAGAGCTCTAGAAGAAGATGGTTCTTCAAGCAGTGCTTTCCTTTCACCTAAAACTTATTATCCGAGTATGTAATTATGGGAAACACGGCAAGAGGAAAACATGCATTATTTATTTCAGACCGAAGTGGTTTGCAATTTCCCTATACTGAAATGGTTAGAGAATGGAATGGATCTAGAGTTCATACTTCTGAATACGAACCTAAACAACCTCAATTAGAACCAAAACCTTTTACTGCTGATCCACAAGGATTAATGCACCCAAGACCTGATAGATTAGAATTACCTACTGGAGATTTTTTACCGGTTAATCCTATCTCTACTGGAGGCAGTGGTACTTTTACAACTTATGTCATTGATCAACCTAATAGTGGAATACAAATAAATGATGCAGTAAGACTAATGAGTATCCAACAACCTTTATTATCCCTTACAACTGCTCTTCAAAGAAGTATTCAAGAATTAGAATTATCTACAACATTAGCAACGGATATAGATGCTACAACTCAAACTCTGACTGTTACAGATGACCTTGGTTTTATTTCTACTGGAGGCTTTATAATGATTGAAAAAATTAATTCTACAAGTGGGTTATATGAAAATGAAGTAATTCAATATACAACATATAATTCTGGAACAAAAACTTTATCAGGTTTAATTAGAGGAACTAATGCACCCTTTAGAGGACAGACTCCTAATAATACTATTGCAAGTGCTCACAGTTCAGGAGCCAATATTTTTGGAACAAGAAATGTTGTTTCTTTAAATACCACAACTTCTCCAAGTGGAGGTCAGCCCCCAACAATTACTAATCAAAACGGTTATAATATACCTGCTACAAGTCCAGGTACTTTTTTAATAGATGTGTATGGACCTGGTGGAGGAAATGGTTGTATTGCTGGTCCTTTAAATGTTAATATAACGGATGGGAGATCTTAATAAATGACATACGCAGAATTAATACAAAAAATTAGAGACTACACTGAAGTTAGTGCTAACGTTTTAACAGATAGCATTCTTAACGATATAATTGAAAATGTTGAATTTAGAATTTTAAGAGAGGTAGACTCAGATAATAACAGAAGATATGCTACGGCGAATGTATTAACTAGTACTAGATTTATAGACACTCCTACTAACGCTTTAATCATAAGATCGGCTCAAATTGTAGATTCCGACGGCACCGCTTCTGCAGATAATAGAGATTTCTTACAGTTCAGAGACACTAGTTTTATGTCTGAATTTAACCCTACGGGAGCGACAGGGGTGCCTAAGTACTATAGTTGGTGGGATCAAGACACTATCGTAATGGCTCCTACGCCTGACGCTACTTATACAATTCAGTTAAATTATGTCTTGAAAGATCCTGGTTTATCGGCTACAAATACAACTACATATCTTAGTACATATTTTCCCAATGGACTTTTATATGCGTGCCTCGCAGAGGCTTATGGATTTTTAAAAGGTCCTGTTGACATGCTTCAGTTATATGATAGTAAGTACGTAGAGGCTGTTAAAGGATTCTCAATTGAACAAATGGGAAGACGAAGACGGGATGAATACCAAGCAGGTGTTCCTCGAATAGGAAAACAATAGGAGAAAAATTATGGCAATAACACAAGCAATTGCAAACGCATTTAAGAAACAGCTTTTCGAAGCAGATATGAATTTTTTAGCAAGTCAAGATAAATTTAAAATAGCTCTTTATACTTCTTCAGCAACTCTAAACTCAGCAACAACTGCATACTCAGCAACTAATGAAGTTGCTAACACTGGTCAATACACAGCAGGTGGTGGACTACTAGTTAATCTAGGAACATCATTAACAGCAGGTGTGGCAAGAGTTGATTTTAGTGACAGATCTTTTACAGGCGTAACTCTAACTGCTAGAGGCGCTTTAATTTATAACACATCATCAGCTACAACTAATGCTGCAGTATGTGTTTTAGATTTTGGAGCAGATAAAACAGCTACATCAGGTGTTTTTACAATTCAATTCCCAGCAGCTACATCAACAGCAGCGATTTTAAGAATCTCTGGTTAATTAGGAGGTAGCCTCCTATGGCATCAGGAACTTGGAACACCGGCTTTTGGAGTCAAAACCAATGGGGAGATAACGCTAATCCTACTGTACAAGTAACTGGAATAGCACTTACCAATTCTTTAGGAGACGAAACCACTGCAGGTGAAATTAATGCAGGTTGGGGTAGACTCGAATGGGGTGTTCAGGCTTGGGGTATCCAAGGTACTTTAATTGCTGAAGGTGATGCAACAACTATTAATTTAGGAACAGCAACAACTCAAATAGACGTACTCCCAATCCCGAGTGGAATTCCGATGACTGCCGTTGTTGGAGATGTATCAATCGATATTGCTGTAGTAACATTCCCATCAGGATTACCAATGACTAATGTTTTAGGAACAGCAGATGCTGGTCCTGACGCTATGGCTACAGGTAATCAAGCCAACATGGCTTTAGGTACAATAGAAGCATTTAACCAAACAGGTTGGGGCAGACAATTCTGGAGCAGTAATGCTTGGGGGGTTGAAGGTCAATATGCAAATGTAGATGTATCTGGAATAGCTATGACTGCGGCTGTAGGAACTCCTACAGAAATTAGTGGTGGTGCAACTGTAACTGCTAATACTTTAAACGTGGCTCAATTGACTTTAGGAGTAGTAGATCCTGCACCTGATGCAATGATTACAGGTAATTTCATGATTGGTGCTTTAGGTCAATTAGGTATGACTGGAGATGTTTCACCGGATGTTACTGGAATAGCAATGTCCGTTAACCTAGGTTCTGTGGCCGTTGATTTAAATACTCCTGTAGATGTTACAGGTATTTCTATGAATAATCAGTTAGCTTCTCCTAGTGTAGTGATTCACGTAGATGTAGCACTAACTGGATTAGCCTTGACTATGAACTTAAATAGTGCTAATGCTCTAATTTGGAACAGCGTTCCGACAGGTTCAGCACCTACAGATCCTCCTGGTTGGGTGGAAGTCGCTGCATAAAGAGTTTGACACTAACTCTTTAATTTTATAAAATATATAGTATAAGGAATTAAAATATGGCTAACTCAACATCAGCAAGTTTAAAACTCACAGTACAAGCAACAGGTGAAAACTCTGGAACTTGGGGCGCAATCACAAATACAAACTTATTAATTTTAGAACAAGCAATTGGTGGATACGATGCTTTTAACGTAACCAATGCCAGTAGAGCTTTAACTTTTTCAAACGGAGTTGTATCAAACGGTAAAAATGAAGTTATTAAATTAACAGGTACTTTAGCAGGAAACCTTAATGTAACTATTCCAGATTCAGTTGAAAAAACATACATCATTGAAAACGCATGTGATCATGCAGGAAACACTTTAACTTTTAAAACTACATCGGGTACAGGTGTTCTTTTATGTGAAGGTCATTCTTACACTTTATGGTCAGATGGAACTAACGTTTATAAGTCTTCAGAATTAAGAAAATGGAGAGCAATCTCTAGTGCAGAAACAGTTCAAGCTGGAGCACAAATTTTAGTAAATACAAATGGTGGAGCAGTAACTATAACTCTGCCCGCATCACCTTCTACAGGAGATACGGTAAATTTTGTAGATCAAGGTTATGATTTCAACACTAACGCATTGACTGTTGGTAGAAACTCTTCTAATATAGCTAATGGAGCAGCGGATCTTGTAGTTAATACACAAGGTGCAGCTTTTGGATTAGTATATTCTGGAGACGCTACAACAGGATGGACATACACGGAGAAATAATATGGCAAATTACGAAGCAACTAAATATGATTTTGATGGAGCAAACCTTACAGGTATAGAAGGTATTCCTACAGCAACGATTGTTCCATGGTCTTCAGCATCAGTTCCATCTGGATTCTTAGAATGTGATGGTGCAGCAGTTTCAAGATCAACTTATTCAGCATTATTTGCAATCGTAGGTACGACTTATGGTGCAGGTGATGGTTCAACTACTTTTAATACACCTGATTTAGCGGATAATGTACCGATAGGTAAATCTGGAACTAAAGCTTTAGCTTCAACAGGTGGAGCAAATACAGTAACACCAACAGGAAACGTTGGTGGTTCAACAGCAAATGCTTCTTTATCAATAGCACAACTTGCTTCTCATAATCACACCTTTTCAGGTGGACCACAAGGTGGTACTTATAGTGGTGTACCTACTGCTGGCCCTGGAAATGCGGGAAGTTTTCCAGTATCTTCTACAGGTTCAGGTAGTGCTCACTCTCATAATATGAGTGCAAACTTTGCTGGGAATGCAAATTCAGTTTTACAACCTTATTTAACAATTATTTATATTATAAAAACTTAGGAGAAAATATGGCAACAAACGCAAATTGGACAATAGTATTTGATGATAAAATAGTAATTAAAAATTATGCAGAAGGGGCTAGTGAAGGTATTGGATATTTTATATCTGATGATTCTTTTTGGTCTGATTCTAAATTCTCAAATATTTGGGCTATTCAACATGGAACGTCTGTTACTTCTGACCAAGTAGAATACAGAGATGAGACACCCCATTCATCATTTGCTGATGCAAACATTGGAGAAATCAATCAATTTTCATCTAAATGGGATTTAGCACATTTAGCTAAATTACAATATAATTGGGATAATGATAATGCAGTAGATTCAGATGGTAATTCTACTGAAACTGACGCTGAAAAAATTACTAGATTAGGTGCAAGACCTACTTCTTATTCATCTTAATTATTTTTCAATAACATAACTAACTGATGTTCTCCAGTAAGGTATTTTTTTTATTTTCTGTGATTGATGCAATTTTGTAGATTCAAATAATATAAAATCACCGGGATTATATTTTATAACTTTTCCTTCTATATTTAATTCTCCACCCCATTCTTCAGCCCATTGTGGTGTAAGAAATCCTACAATACTAAAAGTATTTTCTTTTTGATCTGCATGAAACTCTGTATAATGATTGTCGTTTTGAGCATTTAAATCAATTCTTTGTATTTTTCTACTTAAATTAAAATTATGTTGTTCTAATAATTTTTGATTTATTCTATCAAATAAACAATTAAAATAACCTATCCAATATTGATTATTAAAAAAAATTTTACTGTTTTGAATAAGATTAACTCCAGGAAAAGCACCTCCTATTAATTTTAAATCACTTTTTCTATTTAAATTCCAAATATTATCGGAGATTAGTCCTTGATATAAAGCAAAACAATCTTGTTTGGTTAAAACATTATTTATTATTTTTATCATAACATTATTTTAATTTTATATTACCTGAAACAGATACTCTCTCTCCTTCACATTGAAAAGAATTCACAAGATGGTTAAGAGTAGCTGGAAAAATAAAAAAATCACCTATTTCAGGAATAAAACCAATACGATTAATAGATAAATTATCTTCTTCTAACTTATTAACAAAAAGTATTTGTCCTGGTTTTGCGCCACTTGATACAGTATCTTCACTTTCTTTTTTTAATTTTTCAGGAATATTTAAATAAATAACAAAAGATAAATCATCCGTATGTTTATGTAGTGGATTTGATTCAAATTTAGTCATATAATTTACCCATGCTTTTTTAAGAGTAATTTTTTTACCGGGAATGATTTTATAGTGTTCATATGACCCTTGAATATAACTATCTAAATAATTAAAAATAATAGGAAATAATTTTTTATTACTAATACTATATTCTTTTTTTAAAAGACCAGCTAAATGTTTTCTATAATCTTTCTTTTTATTTTTTTTACACAAAGATTTAATTTGTTTTATTTCTTCATCATTTAATTTTGTTTTATATAAAAAAGGTCCCCAGTGAAAAAAATTATAATGTATTGTTTTATCCATTATCTTAACAGCATCCAAGAAGTTAAAATATATTTTTCACCAGATAGTGGAGGATTACCTCTATGTACATAAGGAAAAGCTGCGGGCCAGATAACTATTCTACCTGTTTTAGGTTTTACTCTTTTTGAAAAATGAAGAAATTCTGTTTCTCCACCTTCTTCTACATCATTTAAATAAATAGAAAAAACAAGAGCTCTAGGTTCACTATCAAAACCTTTTGCATGTTCTATGTGCCATGAATGGTAGCCTTCTGTTGGTAAAGTTTTTTGAATTTTTAAAGTTGTAAAGTGAAAAGGAGTGTTATCATAAAGATCATGTACTCCGGTATGTTCAAAATAATGTTTTAAAGCTAGGTCAAAATTAAATATTATTGGTTTTAAATCTTCCCACCAAACATCTATGTTAGAACCATTTGCAAAATACTGTTTATCTTTTTTATGCAACATGGATGCTTTTTCATAAAACCTTCTATTAAATGTTTTATGAAATTTATTTTGATCTTCATATAATTTAATCACTTTATTACATTCTACTTTAGGAATATAATTATCATACACTCCAATAAAATTATTTATGTTAACTGTTTTTTCACTCATTTATTTTAAAAACATTTGCACTGATACTCTTGGTACAATTGGACTTAATACAGGATTAACTTTATGTTGAAGAGGAGATTTTATTATTATTAAAGAATTACCTACTACAGGTATGTAACCATGACCATTTTCTGCATTAAACATTAGTTCTCCACCAAATTGATTGTTCCATTTATTATTTATATAATATGTTGCGCCATATGTCCAATTACCATCATTATGCCAATTAATACCCGCTCCTTTTTCCATGTAATGAATATTACTAGTAATTTTTTTAAAATTTTTTAATTGATAAAATTGATTGTTACAAGTTAAGATTTCTAATTTTTTAAAAGGGGGATAGTTATCTACACTTACTCGTTTTGGCGGTACTACATTATTTATTAATTCTTCTGACCATAGACCTTTAGAAGTATGTAGATTTATTTTTTTACGTTCTTTAAATATAGAATGATGAATCCCTTTATAAGTAGAATAATCTAAAAAATTTTGTATGTAATAAAGTTTATCAGGAATTGAATATATTAATTTCATGAATGTAAAATACAGTTAATTGAATATCTAGTACCTTTTGTTATAGGTTCTGTTCCATGTATCCAAATAGGTTCGGCAGGAAATAACATCGCATCACCTGTTTTAAATACCTCTTTAATTTGACCATCAAAAAATCTAAACTCTCCGCCTTCATAGTCTTCGTTTAAATTTAATGTACAAGAAGCTTTTACGTTTACGTCAATATTATTTACTTTAATATTAAGATCCGTATGATCCTTAATAGATTGACCTTTTTTATATTTTAATATTCTAATATTGTGACTAGAATTAATTAAAATATCACTAAAGGTAGGACTTATTTTTTTAGATTTAATATACAATACATAGTTAGCTATCATTATAGATATATATTTTTTAGCTTCGTTTAAAGCATATAAAATATCTTCATTTGGGTTTTCTATTCTAGATAAGTTTAAACATTTAAAATTATCTATTTC